GTGTGGTCTGCAACCAAGACTTGCGCTCACTGGCCGGCGCAATGCTTTGACTGTAAGCAATGGACACGCTGCCCACCGATTTGGATTGCACAGATTTAATGTTACCGCTGCCCGGCAATGTCTCGCCAACCAATAAGTGTGCCAACAAGTTCAGCACAATTTCTTTATCACAAGCCGCGTCGTAACTGCCTCCGAAATAGCACGGCCAAATCGGCTCAAGAATCGGCAGGTATTGGTCCACCGTTGCAGGCTCGAACTCAGGAAAGCGTGCTTTAAAGTCGACGGTTACTGTCATGCGTTAGACCCACTCCAGATAACCCATGTCCACAGCCCGGGCAATGCGCTTGCTGCCCATTTTGTCAGCTTTGTTCGCATCGGTAGGCACGTACGTTGCACCAGGCTGCACGATCTCGCCGTACATGACATGCCGCTGCTGCGATACATTCTTGAGCATAGGCGGCGTTACAGGCTCCACCGCTTCCGGCTCCTGCTTCTTGGCCCGTGGTCTGCCGCGCTGTTTAAAATCTTGCATGTGTCACCTCAAGAATGCCAGCCCTGTACAAGCGGCTGGCCTTGCGTTACAAACCGGTAAGGAAACGGGCCGCGCCATCTTCGATAACATCCAGGCCCGCTACGCCGAAGAAGCTCTCAACGTAATACTTAAACCCGCGTTGCGATACAGCCGAAACGTTCAGAGGCACTGGCAGGCGGAACTGAATAGCCCGGCGGTTTGTACTAAACGCAACAGTCACAGAAGCGCCGCCAACGCTAACCGCTTTCGTGGTCAGGCCGAAAGTAACGGCAGGAAAGTTTGCCTGTAGCGCCCTCAAAACAGTCATCTCAGAACCGGCAGAGTTTAAAATCTTGGTTTGAGTCGTGTTGTAAACGGTGTTAGGCATTACAACCCGGTCAGCCATATACGTGTCTACGTTCAGCACGCCGGCGAACTGACTGGTCAACAGCTCTGCGATTTCGTCGTACAGCTCTTGCCCGGTTGCAGCGGCAGCAGTTGAGCCTGCGGTAGCGGTGGCAAAGCCGGCGTGGTTAAGCAGGCCGGTGGTTTTCTGCGTGCCGTCAGTGCGCGTTTGGCCGAGGTAGCCAATAGTGTCTAGCTCTCGGTTGTACAGCTCAGCGTGACCCTCAAAAAAGCGGCTTGGCAGGTTGATGTTCTCAAGCTCTGCTTGCTTCAACTCAATTTCAGAGTAGTCGGACTCGGCCTCTTTGGTGAACACCGGGATGCTGTCATCTTCACCTTCCAAAGTGATTTTGCCAGACGTGTTGGTGTTGGTGCCGGACTCACGAAACCCGCCAACGGTCTTGAGCTTTAGCTTACGAATTGAGGTAGAGAAGCCGCCTTCGTTGTTCAGGGTGATGCCCTGTTGTAGAAATGTCAGGCCCGCAAATTCCTGCGTGAAGATCTCGGCGCTAACGTGCTCCAAGTTTCGCGCCAGAATAATGCCGCCTTCGTCTTTAAAGTTTTTCTTCGCGTACAGTGCTGCCGCGTCGAAAGACTTGACCCCGTAAAGGGACTGCACTCGCTTGATGTCATTCTTCATTGTAGTCAATCCCCTTTAAAGGTACTTGTTGATGCGAACGAGCCACACCAGCGCTGATTTTTGTTCCCAGAATACAACGTCGCCAGCGCTTACAATGCCGTCAGTAACAGCAGCCTCGGTGGCCTTGCCAGCGTCTGCGTTTGCGGCGTTAATGTATTGCACGGGGTCGTAGCGTGAAGGGTCGGCAGTGCCGGTAACGGTGACGGTTGCAAAGCCAAAGTTAATAATCTCTGCTACCGAGTCAATAGCGGTGCCGGTGGTGCTGTATACGCCAGTACCGATCTCGCCGGTGATCTTGTGCTTGACAATGCCAACGACTACCGGAGTGCCAGAGCCGTCCATGTTGTCAACGCGGCCAGAGTCAAACTTTGCAAAGCGGCCTTCAATTAAGCCGTTCTCAAAAGTTTCAAAGCTTGATACGTTGTAGGGGCTTGCGGTAATGACTTCTCCCGCGCCGAGATCCGGGTTGTCCTGTAATACGGTGTTTGCAAAAGACATGGGTTATTTCTCCCCCAAGGTTTCAGTAATACGAGAAAGCAAACCGGAATCCGGCGCAGTGTCACCAAAGTGCTTATAGTCGGCGCTTGCTTTACGCAGCAACTTGAACGCCACCGGTAGTTCTGAGTCTTCAAACTTGTCAGGGCTTTGCGTGGCCAGGGAGTCGCGCATAACAGTGTGTGCAGACTTGCCAACGAAATTATAATCAGAGTCTACAAAGTCGCGGGCCTTGTTGACTACTTCGGAGTACAAACGCACCTGCCCTTTGACCGCACTGGCAACGGCATCTTTAAACTTGGTAGAGTCGGCGAAGTTGTCCTTCTCTTTTTCCATGTCTTTCATGTCTTTGTCTTTCATGTCTTTGTCGTCCATGTCCATGTTTTCTTTGTCCATGTCCTTCATGTCCATATCTTCGTCTTCCATGTCGTCCTCGACAGGCATGGCGCCTTGGTCTTTGGCGTAAGACATGATTTCCTGCATCGCCGGCATTAACTTAACGAGCTGGTCAACGGGAACTTTGCGGATAGCCTCGGGTAATCCAGTCGCAATCTCTACGATCATATCAAGGCTAACCGAACCCTCGGCGTCGTTAAACGCCTTGTGAATCTTCGGCATGGTATCGCCCTCCAAGGGCTTATGGGGTGTATCGGGTTTGCGGTCTAAGAAGCTGCACAGGGGACCACAACGGCCAGCGGGGACAGCGGCCAGGTGATGGGGTTGTATGTCAATCTGTTCAAAGTCAAAGCGGCTGTGTGGCACAAGGTCTGCTTCATAGCCAAGAGATAATTGATGCTTGTCTTTTAAGAGGATTTGCAGCTCGTCACTTACAGCTAGCTTGTTCTGGACAGCGAGCCGGGAGTGTGTCGGCTCGTCTATCTGGTCAATGACAACAGACGACTCGACACGCGAACCAGATTCAACGGCAGGCCCATCCATGCTTACGTGGCCATCGGTCAGCGGTATGCCGGGCATTAAATAAGCAGCGTTCGCAATCGTTGCTGGCGAGCGGTAGACAGTAAACACGCGATCCAACGGCTCAAGGCCAAGCTCTGCGCCAAGGTATTCAAGCACGCCGTCACGCACAGACACGGCAGTACGCGCTGTATCTGAGTAGACAGCTAGATCGGAAAACTGCTTGCGAATCGTTGGCATATAAAAGCCTTTAACTGGTTTACGCAATTTTAATATGCTAAGGCTATGGTGTCAAATTGATACGGTTATTGCTCCATCTCTGGAATAATTAGTTCATAATCGCAGCGACAATTGTATGACGTGCCAGGTAGCAAGAACTGCCCGTTTATTGGAGCACCTTTTGCTAGGTCAAACTCCACTCCCTCAAGTGCAAAGTGGCTGGGCTTTGCATTTGGGTATTTTCCACTAGGGTTGCCCCGGACCCTTTCATCTTTTGCGCTGCGCCAGATTGCTCGTGTGATGCCAAGGTTCTGCGCCCTAGCCTTGGTTGTCAGGCTGTTAAACGTTGCGATCTGTGTGCGTGCTACCATCTTGGCGTGATTCTTGCGCTGCTCTACCATACCGTCAAACTGACTGAGTATTTCCGGCAGACCCTTGCCCTCAGCCATTTGCCTGAGTGTGTTGCTGGTCCACATCTGCAATGTATCGTCGCGGGTCTTCTTTACCCATTGCTGGGTTTCGGCCTGAAATGCGTTGATCTGAAACGTTAAGCCCTCAGTGGCCTCAAGCTCCTCTCGGTCAATGCCGATTGCGCTAGACGCACGCCGGTAGAATTCTGACTTGTTGCGCTTGTTAACTTGATTCGTGTACTTGTTCGTCATCTTGTTTAGGCGCTTGGTGTCGAACTGCTTCAACAGTTTGCGCTGAACTCGTGCGGCCATTGCAAGAAATATTACTGCAAAGTTGCCTGACTGAGCAGCGTCTGAGAACTTAGCAACTGTATCTTGGTTCAGCTCTTTGAATATCTGCGTCCGCCAGCGTTGAGCCATCTGATCGACCATGTATTCTATGGCGTTGCCAAACTGCCGTATCTCGGACTTAGGTGGCTCGGGTGACTTTACTTTCGCGCCGTTTGGACAGCAGACTTCACGCTTCATGGATGCGCCTCGCTGCTATCTTAAAATATTCTTCGCCAAGCTCAATGCCGATAAACTTTCGCCCAAGGTTCTTGCAGGCCACGCCCGTTGTTCCGCTGCCCATTGTGAAATCAAGCACCGTTTCACCTTCGTTGGTGTA